GGGGAAAGCTCACCGAGCTGGCGCAGCATATCGTGACCGCCGTAGATTCGTATGCCGAAATAAGCCCGTCCGGAACAGGTGTTCATATCAGCTGTAGCGTGAAAGGCATTCAATATGACAAAAAACGCTACTACGTCAACAACCAAAAAATCGGGCTGGAGGTGTATGTCGCGCCATTCGTTACGCACACCATGTCAGTCACAGGAAACGCTCTCAATAATAAAGGAATAGAAGATCGTACAGACGCTGTCAAGGAAATCCTCGAAAAGTACATGGTCAAACCGGAGAAACCGCAGAAGGCGAAAAGCAAAGCCCCCGGCAGCTACCTCTCCGACGAGTCCGTCATCTCAAAGGCGCTCTCCTCCAAGCAGAGCGAGAAGTTCAAGGCGCTCTGGAGCGGCGACATTCCAGACGACAAAAGCCACAGTGAAGCGGATCAGGCGCTCTGCACAATGCTGGCTTTCTGGTGCGGCGGCGATACCGCGCAGATGGACAGGCTATTTCGGCAGTCCGGCTTGATGCGTGAGAAGTGGGAACGCAGTGATTACAGCGCTACCACGCTGGACAACGCCGTGGCAATCACTACGGAATTCTACAAGCCCATCGCCGTAGACAGCGCATCCGACGATTTCAATGAGACAACACAGGCACTTGCCCAGCTTAATCCCGCGAGGAACAACAGGTATCGCAACGGCGACATCGGCTTCGGCAGACTCTTTGCAGATGTCCATAAGCGCGTCGCCCGGTATGTGCCGGAGCGCAAGAAATGGTACATCTACGACGGCTCACGCTGGGTGCCGGACATTGGCGGTCTGATGGCGATGGAGCTGTGCAAGGAGCTGGCAGACGGATTGCTCCTGTATCTGCTGACCTTCAAAGACGAATCCGTCCGTATCCGCAATCTGGAGGACTACAGCAAATGGCAGCAGCGCAGGCTGCGGGACATTTATCTCAAAGAAGCTCAGAGCGTGTACCCGGTGTCGATGGAGGAATTTGACGCCGACCGCTATCTGCTCAACTGCGAGAACGGTACTCTCGACCTACGGACAATGCAGTTCCGCGACCACGACCCGGAGGACAGACTCACCAAAATGGCTCATGTCAGCTACGACCCTGCGGCGACCTGTACCCGTTTTGAGCGCTATATCGACGAAATCATGAGCGGCGATACCGAGCGGGCAGTATTCCTTCAAAAGGCGCTTGGCTATTCGGTCAGTGGCGATACCCGGCATGAGTGTATGTTCTTCCTCTATGGCGAGACCACGCGTAACGGCAAAGGCACGCTGATGGAGAGCATCCTGCGCGTCATGGGCGATTACGGCAGAGCGGTCAGACCTGAAACCATTGCGCAGAAGCAGAACGTCAACAGCCAGAATCCCAGTGAGGATATTGCCCGCCTTGCCGGTATCCGCTTCGCCAACATCTCGGAGCCAAGCCGTGGACTTGTGCTCAATGCGGCACAGGTCAAGAGCATGACCGGCAACGATACCCTCAACGCCCGTTTTCTTAATGAGAACAGCTTTGACTTCCAGCCGCAATTCAAACTGTATGTCAACACCAACTACCTGCCCGTTATCAGCGACATGACGCTCTTCTCCAGCGGACGCATTCTCATAATCCCGTTCGATAGGCATTTCGAGGAGTGGGAGCAGGACAAGACCCTGAAAGCCGCATTTTCCGAGCCTCAAGCTAAAAGCGCCATTCTCAACTGGCTGCTCAAAGGCTATGAGCTGTTGCGGCAGGAGGGCTTTACAGTGCCAAAAGCCGTAACGGAGGCGACGATGGCGTACTCCCACGAAAGCAACAAAATCGCACAGTTCGCGGATGAACGACTGCAGCCGGACACTGATGCCGAGACCCGCACAGCCTCTGTGTATGACGAATACCGCCGCTGGTGTGGCGATAACGGCTGCTACACCGAGAACAGCCGCAACTTCAATCATGAACTGCGCAAGTTCGGCACTGTGGTCAGACGGCGTCCCAACACCGGCGGGGAGAAGACCACGCTGCTTCTCGGCTACAAGGTACGAGAAGGGATGGAATTCCTGAAATAATGCGTGGGGCAGATTGTGGCAAGCAAAAACAGTCCTTCTCTATATAGGAACATTTGAGATGACCATAAAAACCTGCCACATACCTGCCCCAGCGTGAGAAAGGAGCGAGGCATGACGGAACGGTGTCATTCTCCCACCCGGTGGGCGAGGTCGAATCCCTACAGCTTTTCATCTCGGACAGCGGCGTGGGGCTTCGTACACAAAAACGCGAATTCAAACGGGTAATATACCCCAAAATCAAACAAAACTCAGGAGGTTAACACTATGAAACGCAATATCAGCTACGGCACAAAGCCAAAACTCACAGCAAACGACAAGGATATGTTCTCTCGCGGCAACTATGAGTGCCATATTCTGCTTCAAAACCGCAAGGGAGAGCCTGTGGCCATTTCCCAGAACAATGACCCGGATTTCCCTGTATGGAAGGTCGAATATGCCTATTCCTGCATCGTTTTCGGCAGCTATGACGAGGCGATGGCTTACTGCAAAGGCCGCTTCTTCGACCTTTCCGGCAAGCCGCTCTCAGAAAGGGATGAGTGAGTGCTATGGACTACATTAAATACCACCCGCTCATCGGGGGCGATACGGAGGATATCGACAAGGTGCCAATGTTCGCTTCGCCTCAGAAGGACAGCGTCAGCGCCACCAGTTCGTTGTATCTGGAGGAATTTGTCCCGCATCGTTACCGTCTTCATGCAAAAAAGCCAACAAGCATGAAAGATTATCTCGGCTACAAAATCCACTGCCCGTACTGCGGTGCGGTCATGGATGCCTTAGAGCCACACATCGACCAATACAAGCTGGCAGTATATGTCTGCAAAAAATGCAATTGACAGGAGGAAATTTAATATGTTAACTTACGAAAAACTCACTGGCGCATTCTGGGACAGCATGAGAAAGTCTGCTGTTTCATCCGAATTGCTCGATATGACGAATGACCCATCTCGCCATGTCTGCGCTCTTCCGCGCGACACTGCTACTGCTTACACGGCAGCATTAGCGAAAGAAAACTTGTTCCGCCGCTACGCCACCACAATCAAAGCGCCTGCGAACAGCGACAGGATCATCACCACGGATACACCCGTTGATGCTGAATGGGTAGCTGAAAACGGCGTTATTCCCGAAGCCGACTTGAATGCAACATACCTCGGTCTGGAGATGCATAAGCTCGCCTGCATTTCGATGCTGGACAGTTACTTTGCGTACGACACGGGCTTCGACATTGAGGGCTACTTGACCGGCAATTTCGCCAGAATCTTCGGAAAAGCCGAGGAGGATGCTTTCATCAACGGCAACGGCTCGGACGCTCCGAGAGGGATTCTTCACTCTACAGATGGCGCAGATGTGGGTGTGACAGCCGCTTCTGCAACGGTTATAGCATTCGATGAGGTGAGTAAGCTGTTCTTCTCGCTTAAGCCGGAATATCGTATGAACGCCATCTGGACGATGAACGACGAAACGGCGCTGGCGCTCCGCGAACTCAAGGACAGCGCTGGGAATTACCTGTGGCACGGTACTGCCGATACTCTGCTCGGCAGGCCTGTGGTTATCTCCAACCATATGCCCTCTGCTGCAAGTGGCAGCAAGCCTATCGCTTTCGGTGATTTCAGCTATTACTGGATTGCCGAGCAGGAATCACTTACGGTCAGAGCATTGCACGAAAAATACTCCTTCGCCAATAAAACAGGTTATCTCGGCATGGAGCGTCTGGACGGGCGCCTTATCCGCTCCGAAGCGATAAAAGTGCTCCAGATGGCAGAGTAACAACCACCAGCGGCGCTGTGCCTTTCACACGAGCGCAGCGCCGCCAACCATAACACAGACGGGAGGTGTCGCTTATGGAGGCAAAACAAAATAGCCGTATCACTCGCAAGACCATAGGCGGCACCGTCTATGTTGTGGAATCGACGGCAAGTGATACGGCGAAAGAAACGGCTTATGACAAGCTAAAACGGCTCATTTTGACAGGTGCGAAAAGCCGTGAAAATATATCGGAAAGTTCAAATACATTCCCGCAATATCACTCGACTTCTTCAAAATAGTACGGTAATATACATGATGCCAACTGCTTGAAGACTGTCGGAAATGGAGGATTTTATGTACAGGCAGTCAATATTAAGCACCAGCCGCAGAACGGCTGTAATATCAGAAGCAGAGAAAATAACGGCTCTCTACTGCAGATTATCCCGTGATGATGAGCTTGCGGGAGACAGTAACAGCATCGTGAATCAAAAGGCTATTCTGAAAAAGTATGCGGACGACAACGGATTCCGCAACACCTCGTTTTTTGTCGATGATGGTTTTTCGGGAACAAACTTTGAAAGACCGGATTTCCAGCGCATGATAGCCGAGATGGACGAAGGGCATATCAGTACGATTATCGTAAAGGATATGTCGAGGCTGGGACGCGATTACCTGAAGGTGGGCTATTACACGGAGGTCGCATTTCCCAATGCCGAGGTTCGCTTCATCGCTATAAACAACGGCGTAGACAGTGCCAACCAGCAGGACAGCGATTTTACACCCTTTTTGAACATCATAAACGAATGGTATGCCAAGGATACCAGCAAGAAGATTCGTGCTGTGTTTAAATCCAAGGGACAGTCTGGAAAACCTCTCTGCACGAATCCGCCATACGGTTATGTGAAGAGCGCCGATGATAAGTTGAAATGGGTCGTGGACACAGAGGCTGCAGAAGTGGTCAGGGACATCTTCAAAATGTGTATGACAGGGCTGGGGCCGACTCAAATTGCACGAAAGCTGGAACAGCGATGCATCGAGGTACCCACAGCGCATCTGAACCGAATGGGCATCAATACTCCGGCGAGACAGCCAGAAAATCCTTACGCTTGGCAGTCACGGACAGTCGCGGATATACTCGCGAAAATGGAGTATCTCGGTCATACGGTAAACTTCAAGACCTACAAAAAGTCATACAAGAGCAAGACTAAGGTCTGGAACAATCCA